TAATGATTCATTGTCATATCTAGGCGCTTGATAATCAAATTGTACCCTTATCCATTTACCAGTAACATTGTAAGTCCTAGAAAGTGTTACTATTGGGCTATCTTGAGCAACATTAGAATTTAACGTACCAACACCAGTGTCCATATTCGTGTCGGAGTTGGTAGGCGTTGCGCTTGTAATGGTTGCCGTTGTAGAACTAGACGTTGCCGAAGCCGTACTTGAATCCTCTACCTCTGCTCCAAAATCAAAATCTCCAATAGCAATAATCTCTTCGGTTGCATTCGATATAACTATTTTTTTATCGAGCGAACTATCAATCACTAATTCTCCGGCCGATAGCTTAAAATCTTCGGCTTGTACGTCTAAATCTGTACCATCAAACTCAACATACTTTGTACCGTTACCCACCTTGAATGTGTTGCTTGTAAGTTGGGCTAATGTCGTACTGCCATCTTTTAGGAATAAACCGCTACTAGTTGCTAGAATGTGTCCACCCGAATTACTACCTGCAAAGAATCCAAAGGTTTCAGAACTCAATCCCGAATAGCCGTTTAAATCACCGAAAGCCACCCTAGTATTTCCAACCGCTTGTAGCTTCGAAAATTCAGTAATACCAGTTTGCAAGCGCATTATTAAATTGTCCTCTGAACGGTCAACATTCCGATACATTATCGCCTGCCTATCCGCATCCGATGTACTTCCGTAGCCAACAATCAAATCGCCTTGTTCTAAGTCATTCAAAGAACCCGACTCAATCGTAACAGTCAAATCATTACCCGATACCGAATCCACTAGGCCTCGAACCGACTTCACAATAGAGCCAGTACCACCACTCTCTAAATCGTTGTTAATATCCACCACTTGACAGATAAACAAATCTCCTGCCTTGAAGGAATTGCCAGGAGTACCGGTAACGTTCTCAATTTCAATCTCTCCGCTTCCTGCGCTTACAACTCTACCCTGCGCAATACTAAGTATCTCACTTCCGCCTATCGTGCTTATTTGTTTCGCTATAAACTCGTACACTCTAAGCGCTCCACGAATCCGCATTTCCTCAAACTCTGCCGAACCGTCTGCGTTTATTTTCCAATTAGTACCTGCCCACCCTTCACTAAATCCATCGTCTGCTAAATTGGCCTGCGTTGTTAAATTGCCTTGTAGGTTCATTGTACTGTTGAAGTCAGCCGAACCCGATAAGGTAAGCGAACCGCCTATTGTGGTGTTTCCCGATATATCAGCCGTACTGCCTACATCTAATGTAGTGCCTACTCGTAAGGCTTCCTCAACATCTAGCTCATCGGTTATGTAAACATTCGAGCCGATATTAACCGCATTGTTAGCGTAAAAGTCGCTTGTATTCCATATTTCGGTATTGCCAGTATCATCCCAAATTAAATCCGCTTGGGCATCTAGTTCATTCGTTCTAACTATTCCGCTTGCAGTAATATCGTCAAACTGTACATCGCTCGAAGTTGTCAAACTTTGGTCTAGAGCGCCTAAATATCCCCATTGAGTATTTGATATGGTTACGCTTCCGATGTTCTCTAATTGGTCAACCTCCGAAGCCGTAAGCGCACTCAATCCAATCGTGGTGTATAGCTCGTCTAAATTCGCTCCATCCGCTGATACATCCCTTCCATCAACATTGCCGGTAACGGTTATACTTCCGTTTACTGTAAGCCCTGCGAAGGTTGGAGAATCGCCAGTTCCTAAGCCTAAAGAAGTACGTGCCGTATTACCCGACTCCGCAACAATATCCCCACTCCCATCGCCCACTAAGAACGTACCATCGCCTATTGTAAGTCCGGATATATCCTCTAATAATTCATTTTGAGCCTGGACATCCGTTCCAATGGCTAGTCCTAAGTTGGTACGTGCCGTACTCGCATCATCGACATCGGATAGATCATTGCTTATCTGTAAATATCGAGAATCGGCAAAGTCAACACTTATTCCCTCAACGCTCGCATTCGTACCGCCTCCCGATCCTCCAGTACCTGCGGAGTTTTGGGAGTTGATAATCGTTGTAAATGTGTCCGTTCCGGTTTCAATGTCTATCTCGAAAAAGTCAGCATCCCACCGGTTGCCTCTCCCTCTTTGAGTACCACCTAAGAAAAAAAAGTATTTACTATCGTGCGAAAGAACTTGATAAGCCTCAAACTCTCCGTATAATTCCGCTCGTAAATTACGCCTCGCCGTTCGTTGAACATTGAGAACCTCTTTCAACCATATCTCAAAGAAATTGGAATTGCTCGAACCTCCCACAAAATCCCATTGGCTTGTCGGAGTATCGGCCGTACTTACATCGGTAACTAATAACGCCGAACGTGAGTAATCCAATGGTCCATCTCCGAAATACACTTCGGGATAGGATATTTCCGTTGAGTAATTACCACTCTGCTCTAACTCATATACATAAGAATCTCCGTTGCCGGTTGTCGGATCTTTAAGTATAACGAGAGTATCCTGCCAAAAATTAGTTGGAGAGGCATACTCTGCATACTCTGAAAAGCCAAACAATGTTCGCGCCGGCATGATTGCACCCATTGCGTAAAACTCAATATCCCCATTAGCATCAACCGGAACTTCCGTTGTTATAACGTTGAAGTCATACCACCAAACTGTCGAATCAAAAGCCAATGGAGTTGTCGTTACCATTTGCTCTCTATTGCTTACTCGGTATATATTGTAAGTTGATGCCGTTTTTGTGCTTAAATTTACCGGAGTTCCATCTGGCTCTTCCGATAATTGATAATATAAAGTATTTGATCCGGTTTCTACCGTACCCGATACATCAATCAAATAGTATTCGGTATCGGCATTCGTTCCGCCGGTTAAATCATCATCAACTCGAATAACATCCCCATGAGCAAAATCATTGCTAGAAATCCGAATTTTATCGTTGGCCGTATCAATTTCCGCCGGCGCAATACCTGCTCTGCTTGTTGTTATATCCGCAAACTCCTGCCAAGCTCCGGCATCATTATTCCAATAGTATTGCCCGGCTTTTAAGAGATACGATGCTTGAGGAAGTTTGGCCATCCCATCGTAATAAGAACGGCCTAACACCGCGTAATTCCTTCCCGATAATTCGACAATCTCATCGCCGGCCGATTGAAACGGAGCGTTATATTTGGCAACTGGCAATCCTGGATCGGTTGTATTGGTTATCCTTGAGGCATTAACTAGAGTTTGAGTTGTACCACTTCTATGCTCAAATGTTACTCTAGCCTTTTTTATTGCCGGATTTATTCTATTTCCCGAAAATGGAAGTACATACAAATCGGTAGAATCAACGGAAATCGTCAAATCTTCCGTTGAGGATGCCGGAGAGTTTGGAGCGCCGGTTGAGTCATACGAATATCTTTTTACGCTTGCCGGATTATCGAGCGCCGATATATGAAACAAGTGCCAAGCGTTATTCGATTGCCTTAAAATCAGGTTGTAGTTTCGGCATATCCTATCAATTACATCATATTGTGAGATTACGGTATCATCTTGTATTGTACTCGATCCGTAATTCCTAAATGCGTATGTATCGTTATACACCTGATTCAAAAAGTCATCACTTGTATCGGCCTGATTATTCTCTACCCAATTCGTATATGTGTATATATCTAATCCAAAGCCCAACTCATTTAATGCTCCGGCTAGAGTAACAATGATTTTTTCATCGTTCTCCTCAAATGGATAGGTAACTCCTTTGAGATAGGATAAGTCCTTAGCTATTATCCGGCCGGGAAAGGGATAACCTCCCTCATCATATTCGAGCAAATCATTCAGAACTCTCCCCTGCCATACCACCGAACCATCGACTTTCTTTTGGAGAATGTATTGATCCTCATCGCCTGCAAATATCTCCTCTAACAAGTCCAACTCATCTTGCCCTTGTACGTGGAAAGACATTGTTAATTGAGAGCTTTGTACCGGATTCTCGAAAGGATTACGAGGATTTATCTTGTTATAGGTATGCTCAAAATAATTTTCCGCGCCCTCTATTTGCTCGCTTGCTCCGGCATATCCGCTTTTAAGTAACTCAATCCGGTAGCTTACATCCGAACTCCCGGAAAGCTCGTTTGCAACAATGTATTTGTATAATCCGTAACTCATCGACCTATCACTTGATTGGCTCTTTCTAGGCTTAACACTAGATCGCTTCCTTTGACTCTAAAATCTCCGCTTAATTGCATATTGTTATTATTGATTGATCCCACTACCGATCCGGCACTTGCTACCGCTCCGCTTGTGATGGAGGATGTTTTACCAAATCCAAGCGCTCCGAATAGTCCTCCGGTTATACTGCCTCCAGTTCCTCCGGTTAGTAACAACTGAATCCCTAATTGAATGGCTGAACTCAATAACAACTTCCCTATATTCTTGAGTACATCTTGCAACTTCTCGCCTTGAACAACGATATTAGCCATACCCTGCCCAAATGATGAGGTAAACTGATCTGCCAACTTTCCGGCAAAACTTATTGATCCTCCAACATCTTGAGTAGAGCCTTTTAACAAGTCCATTTCACCTTGTACCGCGTTGATGGCTACCTGCAAGAGTTGATATTGTTCGGGATCATTAACCATTGACTGAATCATCTGCAACTCGCGCATCTTTTGAGTCAGATCGTTAATCGATCCAATTTGCGACATAAACAAATCTCCTCCAGGATCTAAATTGAAACCCTCAACCGTTTTATTCAATTCTTCACCTAAAGCATCCAAATCTAAATCTAGTATAACGTCCTGCCCAATAGTAATCGGTATGCTAGGCTTTACGCCCTCCAAAGATTCTTCTATTGCTGATGTATCAATTCCATTTTTAAGCGCATCGCTTGTTTCTGTTATTACTGTTTTTAATGAGCTTAATGTGTTTGTAAATAAATTAACTCCGTCAGCTATTGGAGTAAATGCGTCTGATTGTTCTTTTGTATCTGATTTAAATTTTATTAGAGTTCCGGTAATAGATGCAAATGTACTGCCAACGCCAAACGGTAGATTTGAAAGAGCGCCGGTCATACGGATTACGTCATCAATAACTCCGTTCACTATTTTGGCAAAGATGAGCTTGAATCCGCCAACAAATGATCCGGCTTGACTAAATGCAGATCCAAATATATACGCAAGTCCTGAAATTAAGGCAACCAATCCAATAACCGGTAAAGATATAGACGATATTATTATAGCGAGGCCTCCAAGTGCAAGCGCCACCGGTCCAGAAGCTCCTAAAACTACTGCTAATCCAATTAAATTTCTTTTAACATCGCCCTCTAAATTCTTAAATACATCCGTAATAATTTGGATTTTTTCAGTCGCGCTTTTAATTAACGCCTCTAAATCTAGGGCATCAACAATTTCTTTCCCTAGCTCACCCAAAGCCAGAGATACGTTATCTCGGAGAGTTGAGAATAACCCTGCTATTGTTTGGGATTGAGCTTTGGTTGCGCCGGCAAATTTACCACCCTCTGATGTAGCTTGAGAAATGGCATCTTGCAACACCCTGAATGATATTTTGCCTTCCTCTGCTAGAGTAAACACCTCACTCCGAGCAACACCCATCGACTCGGCTAGTAAGTCAACGGCCGGTACACCCTGATTGATAAACTGCCGTATATCTCTAGTAAATAGCTTACCTTCTGCGGATGATTGACCAAATGCGATAGCAATACTTTGTAAGTCTGCACCGGTTGCACTTGATACATCCCCTAATTGTTGGAGAGCGGTAAAAGAAGCCTCCGCGCTTAATCCAAAGCCTAAAAGCGTATTGTTAGCTTTGACTAGATCCTGGAGTTGAAACGGAGTACCTGCGGAGAATTTCTGTAAAAGCTCAAATTGCTTTCTGCCGGCCTCCGCGCTTCCGGTTAGTGTTTGAAGTCGAACCTCTAATTGTTCGAAGTCAGAAGCCGTTTTTAAAGCAACACCGCCCATCCCAATAATGGGTAATGTAACAGATGCCGACAAAGTAGCGCCTATTGATGTAGCGCTTGAACCGAAATTCTTGAGAGTAGCTTTAGCCTTACCAATGTTGCGTTGGAGGTCTTTTATATTTGCGCTGATATTAACTGCTAAATCTGCTACCATCTCGATTCATTTGTCGCATCAAACGATGCAGTTTCCATTTTTCCTCTTGAGATATTGTCGTTCTCTTCTCTTCGAGAGGCAATATCTTTTCGGGAGTTAGTTTTTTTCTAGCCTTACCCTCCAATCCGCTATACATAGAAATGAGATAAGCGTTCATCCGCATTACCTCATAATCGTGTTTCTGATTCCTATTGAAGGCCTCCGCCATGCAATTAAAATCGAATAGAGTTGTATCTCGTAACTCCGAAGGCTTCAACCCCATTTGATACCCCAAGACAAATAAATCTCGGAGTAATAATGGCTCTACCCCTTCGGAGCGTTGATGTTTCCCACCGACTCCCGAACCAACTCGAATACATCATTTAAAAGAGCAAAGTCCATTCCGCCAATTTCTTCATCGGTTAGCTCTGTACCACCGGAAGCGGAAAGAGCTTTGATAAAGATTTTGATGTTTGATACTTTATTCAGAGCCTCATCAATCCCATTGAGATCAACTCCGGCCTGCTCTGTGAATGTTTCGAGTGCGTTCAAATCGAATTTAAACACAACGTCTTTGCCTGCGATTTTGAGGCTTTTCTTACCTTTCATCCTAAGAGATAGTTACTTTCTTCAATTCGCCAGTTCCAGTGAAAGTACCGCTAATGCTTGCGACATCTTCATTGGGAGCGCCGATAGATACGGAAGTCATACGAGCATCTCCGTAATATGCGACACCGGTATCAGGAAGGAAGCGAACCGCGACAAGAGTTTGAGCCGTTAAATAACCTGCTAACTCTTGAACATTCCCGGAGGAGTAATCAAAAGTAGCCAAGCCATCCACGTCAATACTCCAAGACTTTTGTCCGGCGATATTTTCAGCCCATCCTGAACTTCCTTTTGTAGAAGCATCGGGAGCATCCATTTCGATATTTAGAGTTGCATCAGTTGTCGAGGCTATTGCCGAGCCTTGAGCGTTTACTAATACAAGCGTTCCATTTATAGCCATTTTTCTAGTATTAAGTTGTTAATTGTTGTTAAATATACGAAAATTTGTCGAATTACTTCTCTTCGATTTTATGCCGGAAGCGAATCTCCCTTATCCAATAGGTATAAGTTTCGGAGAACTCCTTACGAAATATGTCATTATCTACCACCGTATATATGACATCGAAGTTGCTCAAATCAAAAACATCCGTTCTATCTCTTAGCGTTTGCTTAATCGTGTTCACTATCGCATTGATGTATGTCCTTGTTCCCGAATCGAGCGCGTATCTGTCCACTACCGAAAGAGAAAAGGTTGCCTCATCTATGAAGTCGCTTTTTGTGCTTGAGTCCGTTAGAGTCGTATCTCCGAACTGTACGTGCGGATAAGTAGCATCGGCCGGAGCTTCATCATAGACATTGACTGCCAATGCTCCAGTAAGTAGCGTGTAATACGCTTGTTGTAATTCTGTTGTTGGATCTTTAGCCATTTTCTATAAGGTTAATTTCAAAATCTACGGTCATTGGTCCGGTGTTGGCTTTTAGCTTTGCCAAAAATCCTAAATCGGTTTCCTCTTCAAACTTCAAAGGTGCGCCATATTCTACCGTATAATTTCCGGTAGCTGAATTTATTTCTGTTACTAAAGTCATTGCGTTATATGGTGCGCTCGTATTTAAAACTCCTTCACGTTTAAACATCAAAATATCAGCCTCTTTGTCGCTCTCTACTGAATACGATATTTTTGAAACATACGCAGTATAACCAGTCGGAACGGTATAAGCGCCTATTTGCGATTGCGCTCTAGGGAATCCGTTATTCTCTATTTTAGCCCATACCGCACCGCCTCCGATCTCTTGGATGGTTATATCGCCTTGATGGCTTCCTGCGCTTTGTGAGGCGTATGTACCACTTGAGGCAACATACCACCGGTATAATCTTATCAAAGAATCAGGTAATGCAACCGCAGTCGTTCCGTTTAACTCCACCACGTCAGATACCACCACTAAAGAGCCGGACTGTACTTGCAGGCCTTCGTAATAAATAGTTCTAGCACCTGCACCCAAAAAAGTATCGTCAACATCTGTACTTACCACCTCTAAAGCCGTATTGCTTGTGGGAGTTCTATAAAAGCCACTCAAACAGATAGGAGCAAACGTAGCACCAACGGCACTATTGCGCCCGAATTTCTGTATAACTGTGTGGTTAGGAACGTTACCTTTCGCAGCTTCTAGTGGAAAGTCTAGCACTTTCTTGTAATAATCTCGATGTGAGTTGTAGATATAATCCGCCCGGTTAACGAAAGTATTATTCTCGCGAAGCATTCGGCCGGTCGCTTTGTGCATATCATTTAATCCCACGTAACACCTTTTTTAATCGTTTTAGGAGTTGAGGTTGCTCTGCAAAGAATGCCGGAAATAAAAACGGTTGAGCTTTTACGCCATTATGTAAAATCGACATCATGATCGGATATACTGCCTCCTCCGGTATTCTCTTTCTCTTCGCCCATAGTTTAATACTAGCCTCAAAGTCTTTGAATGAGCCTCCGCCACCTTTGAATTGCATCGCATATCCTTCTAATCCTGGAGGTATCTCGGTCTTTGACTTAGTACCAAACTCCATATAAGGAGCGTACTTTACATCGGTATATACTTCTCTCTCTAGCTTTGAGCCTCTCACATCTATCGAAGTTTTTAGCCGGTTACTCGCACCAGTTGGAACGTTTCTTTTAGCTTGCGCTTCAATCTTTCTTGCCGATGCCTCAATGGCTAATTCAGCTTTTACGCGGACCTCTTTCTCGGCGCTCTCTAGTTTATTGAGAACCCTGATTAAATCTCTACTATTAACGTCTGCCGTTATCATTCTTCCGCATTTGCTATAAGTTCCGTAACCGCATTATCCTCTCCGGAGTTGATGGCATACTCGACATTGAGTTCTTTGCCATCGAATAATAATCTTAGTAAGTGATCGTATGTTGCTTTGTTATATCCGGCGCTCACAAAGTCATCCCGGTATCGAGTTTTAATTCTGTACTTTGTTTTACCCTTCAATCCGCCCACTTCTAAGGCTTCCGTTCCTGATAGCGGAGTTACATTCGCCCATACCGTACCGAGAGTGTTCCAGGTTCTAGTATTGCCACCCATCCCATCGGAGGAAAGAGAGTAATACTGAATCGTAACTCTCTGCCTCATCATCCCGATGTTAATCTGCCGAGATTTGGTTTTCATAATCTTGCGTATCTCTTGAAGTGCTTTTTCGAACTGTTCGGCATTTCCGATACATTGCCCTCCACTACATCCTGCCTATCCTCGTAATTGGAAGCCACTAGCTTTTTAAGTCCTAATGTAATACCGGAGGGAATAGAAGTATATCCGGCCACATACACCACTTGTAAGCGTATTCTATCGTCGGGAACTTCCCATCCATAGACTGTATCAATAACTAAAGTATCGCCGGTTAGATAATAATCCTCGTTGACTGTGAGCGTTGTTTCCGTTCCGCTTCCATCAATAGTCTTTACCGATGTAACACTTTGCACCGGATAAAGAGGAAGCCTTACTTCCTTACCATAATACTCATACTCAACTGTTACCGTTTTCTCTATTAGCTGGAAGCCATATTGCTCCTCCACAAAATCGATACTTTCGGCCACTAAGTCAGCAATCAAAGAGTCATCGGCGGAGGTATCAACTCGCATCCACGCTTTAGCATCAGCCGTACTTAGTACATCGGTTGAGGCGTTTGTGCCGGTATCAACGGTACTGAAAGTGAATGGTCCGGTTTTTCCTTTGTACGGAGTTTTAAGCATTGAGTTCCTCAACTAGTTTTTCGGCTTTGTACTTTGGAAGCCGGGCGATGATTTGGTTGTTCTTTTTCACGTAATACATGGTTTTTGTGTTTTTGTCTTTCTCCATGTACGCTTTAGCTTCTTTCGTATAAGCTCGTTTATCCTCTTTCGTTTCGTACGCTAGGCCTTTGTATAGAAGCTCGGCCATTGCCGTTTTATCGAGCTTGAGAGGATCATTCTTTTTGATGCGTTGATTTTTGTGGATAAAACTTCGTCTAGCTCGTAACATAATAGTAAGGTTTAATGAGAAGGATGGAGCGGAATCGAACCGCTCCAAGTTCCAAACATCCTTAGGGTAATTTAGGAATTACCTGCATTCTGTATAGCAGTTGTGAAGTTACCGAAAGCACCTGCGTTAGGTAGGTACGTTGGTAAAGCCAAACGGCCTGCAACTTGTACAGTAACAAGATCCTTAACCGCGTTGTCCTGATCTTGCTCGTAGAAACGAACAGAAACAGATTCACGATCAAAGAGAGTACAAAGCTGTGCGAAGTCAGCCACTAAGAAGTCATCCGCATCTCCATCGGTGTCGTTGATTGCGTTGGTAGCAATTACCGGTACACCTAAGATAGAAGGAACGCGAGTTCCAAAGATAACATCTTGAGGGAATATGTAACGACCTTCAGAGTCCTTGTTACGGATCATGTCGAAGTATCGAGATATTGACATCATTACCGCAGAAGGCTGGAAGTTACGATTACGGATTTGCTTGATAGCTTCCAAAAGTACATCATACTCTTGAGCATCAGTATCGCCAGTATAAGAATCTAGCGTATAGTCCGTAGAGGTTACAGTCAATCCGTAAGTAGAATCGTATAGGTTATACGCATCCTCTTCCTTCATGTACTTTTCCATACCACGTAGGGAAATGTGAGAAGCTAGTCCGGCAGTATCATTTAGAGCCTCTTTAGAAACTCGGAAATGAGCGGAAATTTTTTCCACTACTGCATCAGTTGCTACCAAATCAAAGTCATTTTGTCCACTTGCAATACCTTGAGCAGTAACGCCGGTATTGTCGGTGAAGTTGGTTTCTTTGATGAAACGGATTTTATCCGAGTTGGTAGTGCCTACTGGCAGGAACTGTCGAACGTGAACTCTGCGCTCTGGGTCAAACTTGAAGCCAGG